ATTTGTTCAAATGACTCTCGACCATCAGTCCAAGTCACATCAGCCCAAGTCTCGTAGGGCCAAGCATTGTCGCTCCAGAGCTTTGTTATGATCCCCACAACTGGTGAGAGCCTGTGTTGTACTAAATCGCCTATCTTCATAGTGACCTCAATTTTTGAATGAGTTATGTAATCTGTTTATCTGGTCTGCTATGTATTGCAGGTCAATATGATCCTTGACCGCTACAATCATCTTACCTTGCGACTCTATGTTGCGAACCCACAATATAGCGTCCTCCGGTAGTAGGGATGTAATGGCAAGGTATCCTTCCATGTCAGTCTCAAAGACCTTGATAACTTTGATGAAATCGTTCATATTGACCTCTACAATATATAGCTTTCACCTCTGGTTGTAAAGGACATTTTTTGTCCGTTTATAGTGTTATGTTGTGAGCATGCTTCGCATAGTCAACAAAACCTTCAACTTTGCGAAGGAAGCTTGAGAGCTTCTGCTTATTCCACTTTTTCACAGCATAGTCTATGTCTTTGGGATACGCTTCGATCCATTCCTGTGGATAAACATAGTTGCTTTTACCTAGCACCTCAATCCTCTCAATCGAAGACCACCCATAGCCAGAGAACAAGTATTGCCTATCTGAATGATTGCTTGGTACAAAGTCCTTTGGGCGAATGGTTTGTAGATTTTCACCGGTCAAGGGTATCTGAACCTCTTGCCTCATGTCGTAATCGTCAGCCATAGCAAAAATGTTTAGGTTCTCTGGCATTTCGTTACCTACAAGGGAAATGAAACTGGCTACACCCATGTGTCTTTGAGAGTACCAAGACTCCATAGTGACCTTAATAAGCGAAGCCGGAGCGAAGCCATAGTCTACCGCTGACTTGGCCCAGAACTCTCGCCATATCTTGTTAGCGTCATGAAGCCTTTGCTTGACCGCCTTAAGCTCTCCGCAGTGCCTACGGTTGTGTCCCTCGCTCCCACAGAAGCCACATTTTCTAGCCTTTCGGGGGGTAGTACGGTTGGAGCGTCTTGTCGCTATCTCTTGGTTCTTATGCCACCTCTGTAGGGCATAGTTCTCCATATAGTTTAGCACCTGACCTAAATCTGCTTTCTTTTGTGCTTTCGCACCATCGACAGAGATCTGTGGGCAGTGTTGGACTGAGTGTCCTTCTTTGTTACAATATCTACAAGATATTGTTCTTTTATATTTACTTGCGTTGATAGCCATGATTGGCCTCCTTTGTTGTTGATTATGTTTATATTATAACTTGTTTGTTTTATTTGTCTCGGTCATTTTTTGTCCGTATTCTTGCAGAAAGCCTAATGGAAGCCAACCGATAGCTTGGGCCTCACCTACTAACTGGAGGTGGCCAAGCCACCCATCCTCATCGTTCCACTCTATACCTATGATCAGAAACATCCCTTCGATGCCAAAATGCTTGACCTCTACGAGATCTCCAATCTTCAAGTCGAGTTCGTACATACCGCCTCCAAATCATATTCTTCTTCAAGTGTGTCCTTTAAAGGACAACACTCGCCTATCCAATGGACTCGCCAATAGCGAACTCCTATGTTGTAAGTACATTTCATTAGGATACCAAAGTGCTTTCCGTTGAGCCACTTTGATCTAACTAAATCACCCACTTTCATTTATCACCTCTACATTCCAACTCGACATGATACAAACATCACCATCATTCCAGTGAACCTCTATTTCATCATCGTCACCGACCTGCTCTGGATCTATACAGGTAACTATACCGATATATCCTTGATCGTGCCTTACTAAATCACCTACTTGCATGATACCACCTTTAAATTACGCATACGCTCTTTGTATGTCCTGTTCTCATCATTCCATAACACATCAGCCCAATGACTGTCGTGGGGAAAGATGTGGATCGCTGTAACGATACCAATAGCCTTGCTGTCTCTTATGTGCATTACTAAGTCACCTACTTGCATAATACCTCCAAATCTTCTTCATCTTCTACTGTATATTGCATTGGTGGGTTAGAGTTTATCCATAGGATCTCCCAAGCCACCTCATAGATCAGATCTTCATCATCATAATATTCACCAACTAGTTGGTGAACGACACCAATCGTATATCTCCACCTGTCCGTTACTAATGATCCTACTCGCATATTACCTCCACTAGAAAAGGATATGTATTCCACTTGTGCCCATCTGTCATGATGAAGGTGAGCTTGTGCTCACCAACCCAGATTACGACTCCAATGCCATCATGGTCTTTATGCCTTACTAATGATCCTACTCGCATATTATCTCCATCTGGTTCTCTGTCCATTGGGTTGTGAAATCGTAGTCGATCTCAAGCCCATCAGACCATGTGATAAAGGTTCTGGCTTCTTCGATCTTTGTAACCACACCAAAGAAGACTATATCTGGATACTCTGTCCATTTAACTAAGCTACCTACTCGCATATTACCTCCAGTTGATCTCTGCGGTATATTGCCCCACCGAAATCGCAGTTGATCCAACGAACGGTCACTCGACCAAAGACCTTGTCTACAACCACACCTATTCTATTTAGCTCATCCACATATATCTCTGTGTTGAGCCTTACTAAACTGCCTACTCGCATATTAACTCCAACTTGTGTTTAACCCTACCTATAGAGTATTCATTCTCATCACCGTCAGCCCATGTGACAGCTATGCACCATTCATCTATATATGTGATCAGGCCCAAATACTCTTGACCGTTGTCTTCTATCCATTTAATAATGCTGCCTACCTGCATACTTTAACCCACTTGCCATGCTGGATCATTTCACTGGCTGTTTCGTAGTCTATATCTATTGTTAGATCGCACTTGGCGAGCCGACAGCCAAGCTGTTCTTTCTCATCGTCCTTGTGCATTATTAAAATATGGTTCCCGTTTATGGCCACATGAATGAGATCCCCAACACATATATCTTTTATTCTAAGCATAGAAGCCTCCTATTTTTTCTTGACAAATATAACATAACCGGTTATGATAAATAATCAAGGACATTTTTTGTCCGCTTTTTTCAATCGAACTCGGTGAACAACCGTTTTCGTATTGTGTCTCAGCCACAGGATCTCAAAGAGATCATGACCTAGTGCTTGGTTTACTACACCAAGCTGAAAGGCAACTCGCTGAGACTCGACTCCTTCGACTGGTGTGAAGAACACCATCTGAACAAGGTCGCCAACTCTAAAAGAGGTATTATGTTTCAAACTCATGATTACTCCATCGGTTTCAATCATACTGTATCAAGATGGTTCAGAGAAAGCAAGGACATTTTTTGTCCGCAAACTCACAAATCGTCACTCTCATGTGCGTGTTCCTTATTTATAGGGATCAAAACCTTCTCATCTATGAAAAGGGTTAACGATGGTTGGTCAATCCAGTTGACTTTGAAAGCTTTGTACTCTGGGTGTTTCTCAACAACAAGGCCCAAGCCGAGCGGATGCTCGCTGTGTGTTACAAGGTCGCCAAGTTTGGGTTGTATTGAACTGTTAAGTTTAAGCTTCATTTTTTCAACACCTTCTATTGAACTGTTAAGTTTAAGCTTCATTTTTTTCACCTCGTTGATTGAACTGTTAAGTTTAAGCTTCATTTTTTTGTAATCGGGGTGCGTTTCGCTTGGCAAGACTATCCACTGCTGCTTCTTGTCTCCCTTCGCATCCCAACCATCGACAAAGAATATTCTATTCACTATACCAGCAATTTTTTGTTGTCGTTTGTTTATTTTCATACTTAAATCTCATGTATATAATATAACACGTCATGCATAATTGTCAAGCTAAAAACGATTATAAATATACTTTTTCCAATAATTGTTTTTTGAGGCCCAAGCGTCGATTTCATCGTATGTGATGTGCAAACGGAGCGCATCCAAATACATTTCAAAGTAATCCACTAATATTAATTTTTTTTCCATCTTTTCACGAAGAGGCTCAGTCTCAATATTGTTACCAAAGTAGCACTTCATGTTTAGATACTCCGACCATAGTTCCATAACTTGGTCGTCGAGCCATAAAAAATAAACTATCTTATCACTTTTCGATTTAGGAAGAGGGATAAGTCTTAGCTCTGCTTCATATTCAGCGGAGAATTCCTTCACCCTCATTGGCCGACCCCCCCAGTAGTAGGGTAGGAGGGGGGTAGTAGGGTAGTAGTACCGGAGGAGGATATAATTTTTATTTTGTCATCCTCAACAAGTCTAGCAAATGCTTTGACACCTATGATCGTTGTGATCCCATCAAAATAATGTATCTCATAGTTGTCTCTCCAACTTAAAATGTCATTGTCAAAGTTCATTTTTCCCATTCTTATGACACGAGTAATGACACCAATCTTACCATTGTCCTCAATCAGAGTCCCGACTTTTAGAATCTTCATCCCTCAAAATCCCCAAAATGTCTTTTCTTTCTAAATCATAAACTCTATGGACAACAACGATGGTTTCAATAAACTCAGGCCCACCATGAAATGGATTTAACTCCATCGTTATTGCATGAACAATACCAACTGCCCTTCCAGATTGGTCAAAAACTACAGAGCCACTGGCTCCGAACCATGCGTTTGACTGCATTATGATTCTCGAATAATCAGTACTGCTGACAAAGCCTTTGATTAAAAGTCCATCATGATCACTTGGGTAGCCATGAAAATAAAGACTTTTGCCATCTAGATCTTTGTTCTTGTTGTTGACATAGCTAGACGGTTTCGTTTGTTTTAAAGAATTTAAGGGAACTAAGATAGCAACATCGCTGTGCAAGTTTGCCCACACAACTTTGGCGGGAACCATGTTGCCACCTTGCTCAGTTACAACGACCCTTTGGTGTCCCTCAATCACATGCGATGCTGTGATGATAAAGCTTCTGCTGCCTATTCTAAATAGGTTACCAGATCCATGTCCGATTCTGTATCCGTCACCATAAATATCTACTCTTACCGATGAATCTATTGCCCTATTTATACCTGTGTTATAACTGTTAGAGACTTTCGCTACTTCTAGCTCTTTGGTTGTCTTGTCCTCATAATAAAAAACTTGACAAGCAAATAAAATTAAATAAAACCATACCACATCGCTATCCTCCTAAAGTAACTAGGAGCAGGATGTGTAAAACGCATCGTGGTTTTCAAACACACGTCTAGTTACACTAATGTCTTTATCAGATTTAAAATCAAAATTAACCAATGGATTAATAAACTGTCACGCACACATTGACCGGGCAGGAACAATCAAATATACAAACAAAGATTTAATAAAAAGACCCTTACAACACAAGTGGAATTTGGTCAACGATGTTAAAAAAAATATAAGTTGTGAAGATTATTACAAGAACATATATGAAGCATGTATACAACAAGCAAACTTTAACACCAGAAAAATAATATCATTTATTGATCTCGACTCGGTTGTAGAGGACAAAGCACTCAGAGGTGCGATAAAAGCAAAATCAGAACTAGCGAAGAAAGGAATTGATTTGTATATAGGCAACCAAACTGTTGGTGGTTTTACACCTAAAAACCTTAAGTTGTTTGAGGACAATATAGAACATTTAGATTTCCTAGGTGGGCTTCCAAAATCAGATGAAAATCCTAATAGGCACTTGGACATTTTATTCTCAGTTGCAAAGAGTACAGGCAAGAAAGTCCATGTGCATGTTGATCAGCTTAACACCTCTGAAGAGCAAGAAACGGAGTGGTTAGCTTTGAATACTTTGAGGCACGGTTTGCACGGTCAGGTTGTTTCAGTGCATTCTATCTCGCTTGCCTGTCATAGAAAGGATTATAGGGATTATGTATACCAATTGTCGAAAGACGCTGGGTTACAATTCGTTTGTTGTCCATCTGCTTGGATTGATCACCAACGGACAGAACGACTAAGCCCCACTCATAACTCTCTCACACCGATAGATGAGATGTTAAAGTGGGGCTTGACTGTTGGCATTGGCACTGATAATATTGAGGATATTTATAAGCCGTTTTGTAATGGCGACATGATGTTTGAAGTTAGATTGGCACTAGAGGCATATAAAATTTATGAAATTGATCTTCTTTTAGATCTCTGCTATAACAATGGGTTGAAAATAATTAAATCTTAAATATCAAATACCATTCACCAAGCACTGAGCAATCATATCCATCAAAGTATTTAATATCTTCTTTGTTTTTAGTAACTGCTAACAGAGTATTGGCTGATGTTAGGGATGTCTTTTCCTTTATTGATAAGTAAGTCAAGTCTTGAAATACAAAATCGTTTAAGTTCTTCTGATTGCATGTTATTTTAAAATTTGGCAGTGATGGTACGCGATTGGCACTAGAGTTAATTGGAAGGCTGTAAACAAACGGGCCCATCAAATGATGCTCAGCACTTCTTACGCATAAGTTATAGACCGCTGTTGCTGTCACCATTGGAAACTTTTTTGTTTTGGACAGCTCCAAAGACGACTCATAATTTTCATCGATCATGTGTCTTTTAAAATACTCAAAAAAAATCTTTGGATGATCTCTTATATAAACCCATATCATAAAAAATACTTGCTGTTCAAAGTTAAAAACAACATTGCTATTTTCTGCTAATACTAAACCAAAGTGACAATCAGAAGCGTAAGGAATGTTAATCTTGCTATCCGTTTTAAAAGTTCTTAAGAAAGAAACCAAATCTTTGGTATCGTGTCTCTGTTTAACAATATTGTACATTAGTCCCTTAAGATTTGTCTTCTGTTTGGTTTAAGCTTTTCGGTGATTTCATTAGGTGATCCAATGACTATAAATTTATCAAATCCAGAGTTAGTTGACATAACAATCTCTGAGAATGTGACTCTAGAATCTAAACCTATATCTATCTTTCCTTCATTGAGCATTTTTTTATATTCTATATGTTCACGAATTGTTGATATATGTCCGGCATTAACTACCACCTTTCCAAGATGAAAGTTGTCTCCTATATTATAAATTGTTATTAATTCAAGCATCTTGTTTACCTTTAATTTCATATACAAACCTTATCGGTATTGTCCAGTCACCATCACTAAAAGAAACGAGACACTGACCGTTATCTAAATATTCTCTGAATAACCCAACCATCGGTTGCTCTGTTTTTTTAATAGCAGAGAAAAAATCTAATTGCATATCGGCTTTTTTAAATCTGTATACCTCGGACGGTATATGTACCAAATCACCCGTCTTCAGGTTGTGGTTCATCATGTTCATCTCCTTCTTGATTTCGTTCAAGCAATCCGATATATCCTTGTAAGATGGAAAAACAGTCTTCAAGCGTTTGGTCATATCTTGCTAGCTCCTGTCTGGTTAAGTCTATTTCTTTTGCTACACGATAAATATCTTCTTCGGCAAATTCATCTCGTGCCCTATGCAGTTTGCCTACTTGGTCTTGAAGTCTCGATTCATATTTGTTTAATAGTCTCTGGACCTCGCTTATAATGTCTTCCACTTCAACGGAATAACTTAATCTTACTCTCATAAAACCTCCTTGTATGTTAAGAGAGAAATCCACCATATAGTGTTGTTGTAACTAAGCCAACAACGGTGGTTATAACTATCCACATCAGCTTGGATGTGGTTTCTTTCCACTGTTCTAATGCTTTTATTCTAGCATACAGCCCTTGTTCTGGATCATAAACGGCTTGTTTTATTTGTTTAACATCGTCTACCATCTCTTCTTGCTTCTCTGCCATTCTTTCTAGATTCATTTTCATTTCCAGAATAGCAGTTGTTAGTTGTTGTAGTTGATCATCAGTCATAGTAAAATAAATAGTTTAATGCTTAACTATGGCGTGATTTGTAGTGATCAAAGTTGAAGCAACTGATACAGCGTTTTGAATCGCAGAAATTGTAACCTTAACCGGATCTATAACACCACAAGAAAAAAGATCTTCTGTGTTCCTAGTCATAAAGTTATAGCCATGACCGTCAGCCGATGAGGAAACATGTTGGTAAATTATATCAGACGATTCACCTGCGTTCAAACACATCTGGTTTAGTGGTGCTCTGCATGATTGAAACACAATATTGATTCCAAGCTGTTGCTCACCGTTACCTACCAGAAGCTTTGAGTCACTCATCTTAGCCAATACTGAACCACCGCCGGCAATCATTCCCATCTCCTGACCGGAACGAACAGCCTCTAGTGCGTCTTCAACACGGTGCTTCTTTTCAATCATCTCGATTTGAGATGCCGCACCAACTCGTATGACAGCCACGCCAGATGCAAGCCTAGTAATCCGCTCTTGTAAGCGTTCACACTCTTTGAGAGAATCCGTTTGGCTAATCTCTGTCTTGATCGCTTCGATTCTTTTGTCGATTTCATCATGATCTGCTTTGCCTCCAACTATTGTTGTCCATCCTTTGTTTATAGATATCGATTTAGACTGTCCAAAGTGCCCTAATTGTACATCTTTTAGTTGCAAACCATCTTCCCTAGTCAATAGGGTTGCTCCGGTTGACAAGCACAAATCTTTTAGTATATTGCGACGTTCTTCACCATATCTGGGTGCTTTTACCGCTGCTATCTTCATAGTTCCACGAACACAATTCATTATGAGGGCAGCGAGAGCTTGTCCTTCGACCTCGGAGGCCACAATAAGTAATGGTCGGGACTCTCTCGCTGCTAACTCTAATGTTGGATAAATCTGCTCGACAGTCTCAACCTTTTGATCTGTGACCAAGATCAAAGGCTCATCGTACTCCACACAACCTGTTCTTTCATTTGTTATGAAAGCGGTAGCAGCATAGCCAGAGTCAAATCTGAAACCCTCAATAAGGTCTAAAGAGGTCTTCATTGATCTTGCTTCCTCAATCAAAACAGATCCATCTTTACCTGCTGAGTCTACCGCTGTGGCTACTAGATTTCCAATCGTTTCATCATTATTCGCAGAAATGGTTGCGATATGCATGATGTCTTCTTTAGAGCGAATAGGTGTTGCTTGTTCTTTGAGCTTATCAACGATAAACTCACAGGCTACATCCATCCCTCTCTTGAGTTCAATAGGAGACACGCCAGTCGCAATGTACTTTTGTGCTCCTTTGATCATCGCTCGTGCCAGAACAGTTGTTGTAGTCGTTCCATCACCAGCGGTGTTTGCGGATTGTTCTGCTGCTTGCTTGACGATCTGTGCTCCGACGTTTTGGATTGGGTCGTCAAGCTCAATAAACTTTGCTATTGTTACTCCGTCTTTTGTAACAACCGGAAGGTTCTCTTCTCTGTGGTAGAGGATGACGTTTCTTCCTTTTGGTCCGAGGGTTGACCCGACATTGTCGGCGAGTATATCAACTCCTTCGATTATCTTTTGGCTTAGCTCGTAGCCATTCACGTAGTGTTTGCTCATTTGGCCTCCATGGTTTAACACTTATTTATATTATAACTTGTTTTGTGATGTTTGTCAAGAATTATTTTTCAATACTTCAAGGATCAATTTATCGAGTTGGGCGAACTTGGATTCTGTTACTTGCATTTGTTTAAATAACCCAGATTTTCCACTTTCGCCAGCTAATGCAGACTTCAGTAAGCTGTGGTTTTTCATTGCCTCTTTTGAATAATAGTGCATGTCGTGATCATCATCTTGCCTTAAAACATAATCATCAATGTTTGATTTCATTTCTGACATATACAGCATTGCTTTTTCTAATTGCTCACTGATGTCTCTAACTATTAATCCAGAATAATCTTCAAATTCATCCACCTGTAGGAAAATAAGATTAACGACACCAGTAGGATTTGCTCTAATTTCATCTGATGGTATATAAATATCAATTCTGTCATCACTATCTATGGGTACCAGTTTTCCGCCTGAAGGCGTTGAGTTGTCATCGGTAGGAGTGAAACCAACGGGACCGCTCTGGCAATTTTTTTTGCTCGTCCTAACAATATCAAATACATACATTGTTAATTTACCAGTTCGATCTGCTTGAGTTGTTGGTCCAAACTCACCAGTGTCAGTCACAGTTTGCTTTTCTCCAACGACATATCTAACTCTAGAACCAACAGCTGGGTGAATTGGCCAATTTTTAGTGCTTTGACTACTTTTATCTTTTTGTAAAAGCTTTGCACTTCCTTCTATCTGGTTTCCGCCATCATTTATACTAAAATCGCCCGCACCATAGGATGCGCCAATGGCATTACCATGTGCCATAAAGGCAAGAAAAGACTCGAAAACCCAACCTGCTGATGACGCTTCGAAAGCGTATAATATTTGTTGCATTAAGTCAAGTGTTATAAATCTAGAAAATTTTTCTCCCATAGATCCTTCAATCTTTTCTTTAGGATCTGAAATAAACCTTGCAACACTACCGACATAATCGTTAAACTGTTGCAACCTCTCTGCGAAAGTATTGGCGCCGAAAGCTTTGCTGAAAGCATCTATAATCTGCACATCTATTTTTGCATCACTGGCTGAGCGTGAAGTTATGGTATAGCCTGATAGCGTTCCTTGTGAAGTTCTGGTTGCTGCTGTCTCTCGATATTTTTTAATTAAAGCGGATACAACGTTCTTTAAATTTAGATAAGGCTCGCCATCAGGTATTTGATTGTAAAATTGTTTAAGCCTCTGCTCCATCTCTGCTCCATCTTTTGGTGAGTAGCTTCGCTGTATTTTGTTTATCTCATCAGCGTTCGGAGTATTGTCGGGCACTTGTTCTGGTGCCAAAGCGGCGTCAAAGTAAATATCAAAATCGATTGGTTCAAGCTTATCTTTCACCTCTGCGATTCCTTTGATTTTATTTAGTAGTGTTTCACTTCCTCCAAAAACGATTCGTTTAAATTTTTGAAGAATTTGTTGTTTAGAATTGTTATCAACCTGCAAGCCGTTTATTGCAACATCTATTATATCTAAGTCATCTGAAACGCCTAGCCTTTCCTCTGGTTTTGTTCTTCTTGGTGCTGTTTTTTCATCGGCTGCTAACTTTAATGGAGATGCAAATTCATCGATTTTGCTGAGGTTAGTTTTGATAAATTCCATAACTTTTTCTGGATCGACTGGGCTTGTAAAATCATCACCCTTTTTCAAAGGCTGCAAGGCAGTTTTAAATACCGTGCTGGCGGGGCGCCCATCAGATGAAATCACTCGTTTATCCAAGATCCTAAGATCTAGTCCCAATGTCCTTGGCATGCCGCCAAAAACGTCTTTAATCTTTGTAATATCCCTAGGGGCCGTTGAATCCAGATTGATGCCATCAGAATTCAGCTTGTCTGCTCTTGCTTTCAAAGTGCCTAAGAATACTTTGTAAAAATTAAAATTGCTATTTTTATGTATATCAAATCTGTCGTTAGCGCTTCTTACAAGATAAGTGCTAAAATCTTTTTTTAAAGACTCAAGTTTACTATCTCCTTGTATCGCCTTTATTTGATCTTTTAATGTATCGTCAACTTGTGATTCACTTAACACCTCTCTAATTAATTTTTCTAATGCTTTTTCATCTAATTTAGCCATTCTTTATTTCCTCAATAAGTTGTGCTATGTCCAGTCCAGCACAATCGATCTTAGTCTTCTTAAGATGATAATGAGAGATAAATCCCCTATAAGTGCCTCTGGTTGCTGTACTATAAGTAGTTGTTGAATCAGGTGTTTTCAAAGGAATTTCGGCTGCTTTATGCACGGCTTGCATAAGTGCCTTTAGTGCTTCAAGCTGAACGGGATAAAAACCCAAGAAAGGTTTAAGGGTTGAGCCATGAACCTTAGCGTTGTCCCAGATAGGTCTTTCACCAAATCCATTCTTGACATACCATGCTTGATGCTTTGGGTAGTAAGCGTTTGCGATCTCCACACCAACAGACGCTGCGTTCCACTTGGATGATCCTGCATGGTATCCGATGTGGTTCATGTCCAGTGGTTGGTAAATGGTTCCGTCGTTGTCTATGAGAAAGTGAACCGACAGTCCACGGTTCTGCAAGACTCGAAAGGTGGACTTGGAGTTGAGACAAACGTCCCAATGACATACGAAATTATTGATGGGTCTCTTTTCGATCACCCTCTTGTATCCTTTCGTAAGCTTCATTCCTCCTTGCATAAACGGAAGAACGACCTTTGGCCAATCAATGTCAAAGTAGTCGTTGTTGTAGATGATGCTGGTGTTCTTGTGCTCTGGTACGTTCTCCTGAAGATATTCAAGTGATGCTTCTCGGTCAGTCCAGATCAGCCTGTAAGTACCTGGTCCACAAAGACCGTCGGCTTTCACACCGGCTCTTTTTTGATATGCTTTGATTGCCTTCGTCAGTTCCTCGTCAAATTCAGAACATCCGAACCAATCGGGTGTCCATCCAAGTTTTGCTGCGGAGGCTTCATTGTAAAATTCTGCGTCCATTATATTACCTCATCTGCTAAACCGTATTCAACAGCTTCCTCCGCTGTTAGGTATACGTTAACCTTTTGATCCAAAATCTTTCTGATCTGTCGTTTAGTCATGTTGGTTTCATTAGCCAAAGCTGAAACATACATCTCTTGCAAGTGTTGGATCTCTTCAAGCTCATTCTCAAGGTTGTGAATAGTTCCCAAGTTTCCTGCGGATACCGAGTGAATCATCACACGACAGTTCTTAAAAATCTTTCGCTTACCTTTGGTTCCCGATGCGAGAAGCAAAGTTCCTGCTGACATGATCTTGCCCATACCAATGGTTTCGATATCGCAGTCTTGCTTTACAAATCTCATAACATCGTGAACGGAGAACATGTCGTCCGCTGATCCTCCGTAAGTTGATATGTAAAACTTGATCGAATTGTCAGCGTCCTCTTCTTCTTTGCGATGTCCATGAAGCATCAACAAACCAGCGACCATATCACCGGCTCGTTCTTCATTGACGTCTCCGTACAACATCATGGTTCGTAAGTCCTTGCCGTCAGCACCACCGCCCAGCATTTCTAGCATTTGAACTGCTGCTGCGTCTGGTGTGTCCTCTTGGGCCTCTTCTTGGGCCTCTTCTTGGGCCTCCTTAATAGGCACGGGCTTTGCCTTTTTCTTCTTATCTAATACTGTAAACATTTAGCCTCCTTTTTTAATTTGCTTTTCAATGTTTTTTACTAAAGAATCCCAACTATCAAAGTCTACTAAATGAGAGAAAGCATGTGGGAAATTAGATTTTATTGTTCTAACAATCTTTCTTTTGAATATGTTTATTTCTTTTTCATCAATTCTTTTTTGCAGTTCTAACTGCTTTTCTGTCTTGCCTGATTTTACTAGTTCAAATCTTTTAAGCTCTTGTAGGCTGTAGACGTCTTGAACCACATTGGCTACAAACAAAAGAGTCTCTGCAAGAACTCTCTTCAAGAGCATCACAGAAGACCCAAGGCTAAAGATATAAATAAATATTGTATGTGAGATCCAGCCAATTCCAAACACACATATAAAAGATAAAAAAGTCAAAGTGCCTCCAAAAAAACAAAAGGATGGGTTAATACCACCCATCCTCCATTTTACCATACTATTTCAGGTTTGTCAAGTTATTTTCTTCTTGAGTTTCCAATAGCACGATCATATTTTGCTTTGGCTTTCTTTGCCTCTGCAATTCGTCGAGCAACTCTTTTGGCTACTTCGCTAATGATTTCATCCTTAGATGCTTCATAGCTTACACCTTCAAGTGCTAGATCGATTTCTGATTCTTCGATGATATCATCTTCCATAAGTTCTTTTTCATCTTCTTCTGGTGCATCAGCCATTGGCATGTCATCAGCAGGAGCATCATCCATGTCCATTTCTGCTCCACCAAGAGCGTCTAAGAGTGCTTGTACGTCTTTGAGACCTCTCAAGGCATCTTGCACCAAATCTTCTTCAACTTCAACTTGCTCATCGTCCATGTCCATATCCATATCGGGTTCATCACCTGCGTCCATGTCCATGTCTTCATCAGCTTCCATGTAGTTGCCTTCTTCCATTTTCTTATCTTCATCGCCATGCATAGCTTCCATGGCTCCGTGTTCTTCCTCTTTGTACATGCCTTCTGTTGGCTCATCTTTTTCGTCTCTCTTATAATAAGATCCACCCATTTCTTGAAGTGGGGTGATGCTAGCGAGACTCTGGAAACGACGAATTTGAGCCTCAGACAAAAGTTTTTTAGACATTATATAATCTCCTTAAAATGTTATAACACAATAAATAGAACTAAGAATACAAAAAGTTTATAAATCTGGGTGTTCTTCGGCAATTAAATCAAAAATATTATCTAGTTCAGAGTCTTTGATTCCAAACCTCTCCATGAGATCATCGCTTGCTTTGTCCTCTTTTTGTAGAACCTTTGCATCTCGTTTTCGTCCTATCTTTTTTTGCTCTTTATATTTCCTAACATATTTTATAAAATCAGGATCTTCATCAATCATGCCAGTAAGACATGCTCTGAAGAATTCAGCCTGTGAGATAGACTCTCTTTCAAGCTTGATTTTCAACTGAGCATGTCTTACATCGGTGTCAATGAATTGCACCTTTTTCTTCACAAAATCGGCCATGATTTAATTAGTTCCGGTAGAGCCAAAACCACCAGAGCCACGTTCGGAATCAGACAATTGATTAACCTCAACATATTCTATCTGTGGATAGGGCAAGATCATAATTTGACCAACCCTATCTCCGGCTAAATAACTACCTGCTTCACCGCTGAACTTCAGCATGATAGGTCCTCTGTAACCAGAGTCAATTACACCCACAGAATTTCTGAGTGTAAGTCCGGTTTTTGATACTGATGATCTTGGAAACACAAGACCAACATAACCTTCAGGTATCTCCATAGCGATTTGTGTGTCATACACTTGATTGCCATACTTATCAATAGTGTGGCTTACAGCGTACAAGTCCATACAAGCATCGCCTGATTTTGCATACCTAGGAACTTTAGCATCGGGGCTAAGCTTCTTTATTTTGACTTTCATTTATTACCTCCAAATGTGATTCGTGCATTATGTTGTATCTACCTAGCATCAGAAACTGCACGTGGTTTCCATGCTTTAATGGTATAATCGCTGTGATGATACCAATGTTGTTTTCAAGGGCAAAGCCCTTGGGGTATCCGACAACCCGAACTAAATCACCCACCTTCATTTTGTTCTGATTCATCCGTCGTTTCTTCTTTTGGATTAAGCGCTTTCAATACTAGATCGAACTTTATAAAACTTGATCTGAGCGTGTTCATAGAGGTTTCCATCTCTTCTTTTGATAAATCACCATAATCCTCAGATTGATAGCGATCTACATATGAATTAAAAACTTCTGATATTGAATAGCTTGCTACGGCTAAATCTTTTTTTGTAAGAACAATTGGTTGTTCTTCGTTTTCATTTGTTGCTTCCATTTTTTACTCCTTTAATTAAATGTTCCTCTGCTAAACATTGAACCGAATGGTGGGTCCTCTGTGTCAGCATCTGGGTTGACTAACAAAATTTCTTCCTCTTCTTCTTGATCGTAGGGGCTTTTACCTGTTAACAGAGCCTCTTCAACCATCCAGAGTGCCTTATCTTCATTTACACCTTCGTAATCCAGTATAACTGCTGATTGATTAGAAAGGTACAATACGACACTGTGGTCGTTATGATGGTATTCAATTGACACAACTTGTGACGGGTTTATAAGTTTAACGTTATAAAACTTATCCATAAATTTTACAAATTTTAAATTATTCATTTTTCCTCCTTTTTGTATAAAATAATTATAACATGTTTGGTATCAGTTGTCAAGCTCTAACCTAACAAAACCCACGAATCATTTATAGCTCCGTAAGTAGAGAATCCCCAAGTTTCATTGTACTTAGGTCTGATTATATACGGCCTATTAATATGAACCTTGTCCCTTTTTGGACTTATAGACCAACATCTAATTTGTGTTTCCACCGAATTAGAGTCGATAACTTTAACTACATAGAAGTCTTTACCATTTCTTGATTTCTTCTTAGTGATCGACCTTGGTATGCACCAACATACCTTAAGATCATAATCATATTCCGATATAGGCGGAACAGCCATGGCATCAAGCTTCTTTTGTATATCGTGTGAAATCACTTGTGACAATGGAAAAATTCCAGAGAGGTCTGCTATAAACTCTATCTTCTCCTCTTCAGTGAAGGAGCCCTCTGGTCTGTACGTTTCTATATTTTCATCGAACTTCTTCTTAGTTCTTGGTTTATCAACAGCAACAGCAGACCAGAAGTGTTTATCACCTGTGAATCTTTCATCTATTAGATCATTCATGGCACCAGCCCTACAAAGAACATCAAACGCTTTTTTGTTAAGCTTGTTGTACTTTACCTCCGGATGAAACAACATTTCCTCAATTGTGTTAAAAGGTCTATGCATCATGATTTGTTCTAAAGCGGAGTCGCCTAAACCCTTGATAGTCGTCAGAGGTGCAATCAAAGTTTGGTCGTCCTCTATTTTCCAACTGCCTTCTGAATAATTTACATTCAGCGGCTTTATTTCATAGCCATGTTGCTTTGCCAAGTTAATCGCTTTCTCCTTACGAGTTTCTGGTTCTTTATCTAGGAACGAGGCCATCCATTCTACTGGGTAATAGTGGCATAACCAAGCACATTGATACGAGATAACAGAATACGAGACAGCGTGAGACTTGTTAAATCCATAGCCAGAAAAGTATTCAAACGTTTGCCAAAGCTTACGAGCATCACGCTCTTTGATACCTTTCTGTATACAGCCAAAAACAAACTTGTCGAATATAGCATCTTTAACTTCATTACCTTTACCAGTTCCTTTCTTTGTAAGGATCTTACGGAGTAGGTTAGCTTCATCCATTGTAATTCCCTCTCCAAGTCTATAAGCCAACATGGCAATTTGTTCTTGAAAAATAAGAAACCCGTATGTCTCAGATGTTACTTCCTCAATAATCGGGTGAAGATACTTAACACTCATAGGATCATTTGTTGCATCAACATAATCTTTATCGACACCGGCTGACAGTGGGCCAGGTCGATATATCGAAGTGATAGCGGCTAGATCAATAATTGATTTTGGTTTAACTTGTTTTGCAAATGTTTGAGCACCGGACTCAGTGAACTGAAAGATACCAACCCACTTACCTTTCTCAAAGATGTCCTTATATACTTTTTGGTTTTCTAGATCTATTCTATCTGGATGTAAGTTCTGATCATAGAAAGACTTGATCTGGTCGAATGTTGGATTTTCAATATCATGATGGCGACGAAGAATCTTTGTTACACACTCTTCAATCATTCGCAATGTAGACAACCCAAGGATATCAAACTTAATGAACCCCATAGGCTCTAATTGACGAACATTTTGACCTTCAGACCAAGGGGTCTGTCTTACCCCTTTGGAAGAGATTAAGGGCATAAAGTTGTCTAATTGTTCACCGATTACAACTCCACCGGCGTGTCTAGAGCACGACCTGTATGAACCATGCAGTGCCTTAACGTGAGTCTCAACATCAGGATATTTTCTAAAGAAATCCTGTAGTGTTTCAGAGAACTCTACGACCTCATCAAAGGTTGGAGTATAAACCCCTGCTTTGATACCATGCTTCTTCTTGGCGATTGGTGTGGCTTCGGCCAACATTCTACTGGTGACGTTGTTTACCTCACGAAACTCAATCTCATAGAACTTGGAGATATCTTTAATCAGCGAACGAAGCTGAAGAGTGTTCCAGTTAGAGATAGGAACAACCGTCGAGTCGCCCCACTCATCGATTAGAATATCTTTAAGTACCATAGGATCGGATACATCATAATCAATATCAGGGTAATCAGTCGCATCCGATCTAAGGAAGCGTGAGAATAAAAGACCATACTTAATTGGATCAATTTGAGTAATGCCCAAAGCATAAGCGACAAGAGAACCAGCCGCAGAACCGCGACCAGGTCCAGAGAGTTGTACTTCATTTGTTTTATCCGATATTGCTTTCATAGTTAGAAAGTATTTTGAAAAACCACGGTCAGCAATAACCTTGAGTTCGTCCTGTAGTCTTTTCTCATACTCATACACTAATGACCTAGACTTAGTCTGCTTCTGGGTCAGTCCTTGTTCCTTAAGGATAGAGAACAAACCCTTTGAAGCGAGACGCTCAAGATAAGAGTCTTCCTCATATCCTGCTGGGACGACAAAGTCAGGAAGGCGAACTGTGGTGTCCGGCAAGAAGTCTTCGCATCGCTCCATGGCAATGTGATATGACTCCTCGATGGATTGTTCTACCAAAGCATCGTCATACTCTTGATCGCATGCTTCGGAATACTCACAGTAAGCTTCCCACATTTGGAATCCGTTCTTAGGATATAATTCATACTCCATCTCTTGAACGTCAGTTGGTATGTTCATGTCGAGCCATTCAGGCTTTCCTTTTCCAATCCAACCAAGCCGCTTGTACAACTCACGGTCCTTCCAAGCATCTGGGTTTGGGTAGTGAGAGTCAGCGGTTGATACAAGCTTGAGGTCGAACTCTTTAGCAATACGAATGATGTATTGATTGAGTTCGTGCTGTTCAGGCACAGCATTCCACTGGAGTTCGCCATACCAACGATCACCGAAGATCGCTTGCATCTTGCGAGTTTGTTCTCGCATACATTGCATTACAGCCTCATCGCCATTCTCTCGCTCTTGCCAGTAGCATCCGGCATAGACGCCACCAAGACAAGCTGACATGGCGATGACGCCCTCATTGTACTTAGACAACAAGCCATAATCAATACGTGGCTTACGATAGAAATAGTCACCATTATAAGACTCGGAAACCATCTTGAAGATGTTGTTGAGTCCTGTCTGGTTCATTGCAATAAGAACTAAGTGGCGCGTCCTGTTGATGTCCGACTTAGACATGCCTTTAGACTCACCATCGGCTTCAATGTTTGTACCAGAACGACCAGCATCAATCTGCTTGGCTTTCTTTTTATCCTGACGATATTCTTCAATCTTGACTTTCCATTCGTCAACTGATGGAATGAAGTAAGCCTCCACTCCAAATATCGGTTTGAAGTTTTTACCTGCTGCTTTCATCTTCTTTGCATGCAGGACTTGATAAGCAAAGCCGTTCATGTTACCATGATCGGTCAATGCGAGAGCTTCGCAACCGTTATCATATGCGAAGTCCATGTGTTCTTGCGGATAGCCAAACCCATCAAAGGGTGAGCCTACACCGCTGTGTGCGTGTAAGTTTACAAATTTCATATTAATCCTCCGAGATTGTTTATATTATAACACAAAACCCCTTGTTTGTCAAGGGGTTTTTTAAATTTATGCTCGACCTTCAATTACCTCGCATTTATGTATGAAGTCTTTCCATTTTTTTGATTTGAAAAGCTTCTCTCTGTTTACTAAAACCTGTTTGAATCTTTGTTTTGTCACATCTGATATATGCACGCATCTAAAGAATAGATCACATGTTAATGAGTTCTTAAGAAACTGATTGGCGTTTGGGGAAAGAAACTGAATGTTTTCTAATGAATCTTTTCCACCAGCGTTTGTAGGCTCAACATGATCTATTTCGTACTTTAGCTGATCTTGATACCATGCTTTGCCTGGTCTGTGCCAATGAGTTCCAATCTGACCTTCTTTTGTGGGCACATACATACTACAGTGGTTATCTTGTGTTTCAAAAATCATTTCGACAAATTCTTTGATGATATCAGGTCTTCCGCCACAGATTGGATATCCAGCTTTTTTGAAATATCTACCGTACTTTTCGTTACCTTTGTTGGATAGTCTATAAACCAAAGAGTCAACATTGTCGCTGTTAGCTTTTGCGTTCTGGTCTATTTGTTTTAAGTGTTCTGTTATTGTTCTTTTAGTCATAGTTATCTCCTTTTTTGATATTAGTAATATAACACGTTTGTGTTATTTGTCAAGTGGATATTTTATTAATTCGTAAATATTTCCAAACGGATCTCGTTTGTATACCGAGATAGTGCCATCTCTGTGTTCTTTAACGCAATCTCCTTCCTCAAAGCCATCGACCTCAAACGCAATATGTTCAGGGTGCTGAGACTTGACGACAAACGCTAGCTTGATGTTCTCCATCTGTACGAAGCTCCAAGTCTCGTCCGCATAGAGTATCTCGCCTTCAAAGTTGTCACGATACCACTCTGCTGCTTCTTTTGGATTTTCAACTTGCAATGCTATGTGATCAATCTTCATTCTTCCACTCCTTTTTCATTTTTAAATATGTTTTATCTGTTCTCGCCTCAACCCACGCTGCTTTAAATATCTTGGCTGACTTGGCTTTGTCACAAGTCATTGCATCTGGTTCTTGTGGGAGAACTTCCCAGCTTCCGGAGTCTTTTGTCCACTTGCGACCACTACGGTGATTAGCATAGCGTCGGGAACGTGTAAAGCCCATGTGCAGAAACTTCTTTGCCATATCAGCACCAACAAAATCACCTTCGTTAAGGTAATCATAGAACATAGCCAAGATGGTTTGTGATGACTGTTGAGCAAGCTCAGGAGTTTTAAATCGCCAATGCTGGCATATCTCGGACTTGTAAGGCTCGCAAGTCAAAACTCCTTGTTGCCCTCTGCCGACATGATAAAGGTGTGGATTCTTTCGATAGTCCACACCCGCTTTCCATTTGTATGACTTCTCATCAAAGTCAACATAACTTGGTTGTTTCATTCTTCCTCCATCGTCACTAACAAAGGGTGACTTAGCTTTCTTGCCCAATCCATTGCTTGAATTACTTTCATTTCTGCTACCTCTCTGGAGTATACTCCTGCTATCCCCTTGCCCGTATTGTGAACAGAGTCTGTCAAGTATCTAGCTTCCACTTCTGACTTGTAAAACACCTCTCGCAATATCATTACGACATCTGGTGCGTATGTATAATCATCATTCCAGATGATAACTTTGTATTTGCTGGGTGGTACGACCTTTTCTCGGTCCATCGTTCCGACTCCGGCTCCTACGCCATGTTTCTTATCTTTTTTTCTTTGTGTCATTATTCCTCCTTGTTGTCAATAAAATTTGTCAAATTGTATAAACTTATGCCTTTTTTTCTCATTTCTGAAATAATTCGCTCTTCATTTTCTTTCAATAAAGCATGGTTTTCTATGTGTAAGATTGTTGTAAACTCAAAACAATCAGCACCATAGTCAAGCCAATCCGCCTGTAGTAAACAATTAATATGAGAACCTCTGTTAAGGTGATTTTTGTGGCTTTTAATACGATGTGGGATCGACTTCGACATGCCTATATAAACAATACCGTTTTGTGTATTTTTTATTTGATAAATACCTGAGTCTTTGACACTATAAACTATGCTACTTCTCCTACTGTTTTTAGGAATCATATTAAGTTCTCTCAATTGTTTCAAGCACCTATGAACTCCTCTTTTAGAAATTTTTAACTCTTCCGCTAGCGTCTTTGGAGAGGGTTGTGTATCTTCTTCTGTATTGTAGCCAACGCTTTTTAAGTAAAAATATAGCGCCATAGAACTAGCACTGGCCCTACAATTTTGTAGGGTCTTGAGTGCTTGGTAAGCAGAGCTATAGTCCAGTTGTTTTTGATTATTTTTTAATGCCATGTTACCTCCTAAACAGGGCTTGGCGACCCCAATCGTATGTTTTTTGTAGGTCCTTATCAGTAAGTCCACAAAAATACTTTGTATTCATGATTTCTACTGATAGGTCTGTGTTGGACATAAGAGTATTGTCTGCACAGATGGAAACCGGTATATCTTGTTTTATCCATTCTTTGATAGGATGATCACCAAAGTTATCTATAACGCTTGTATGTACATTGGACGTTATACAAGCCTCTAGAACCACGTTCTTTTCTCTGACAAGATCTACGACTTTTTGGTCTTCGAGTATCGTTGTTCCATGTCCGATCCTTTGAGCATGAAGAAAGTTGATTGCAACCTCAATCTCTTTTGGAGATCTACCTTCGGCTGCATGGACTGTACGTCCTATACCGTGCTTCCTAGCCAACTCAAATGGCTCAATGTAATCAAACATGCTCCACTTGTGGGTAGGCAAAGGCCCACCGGCTAAATCAATACCAACAACCCTTGGCCTTGTTTTTGCGACATCAACGAGGGTACTGAGTATCTCCGGTGGTTCTCCATACAATCCGCAGAGAATAAGGTTCGCATTAGAGTCCAACCCATCAATCGCTGCATCAACTATTCTATCTATAGATGCACCGCAATGCAACTGGGGTGCAAACCTTATTTCTAGACTATGCACTCCTGTTAACTCAGCGTCTTGACATATTTCACGAGCAACTCTCGTTACCGCTTTTGGTTGTTGTAGAACCGACAGCGTCAGTTGAAATTTTTTCAGGGCTGTTTCTAAGCTCATACCCTTATGGAAGCCAACTTCTCTCGGTATCGGTATGGGTTTACCCTGACGGACTGCTAATTTCTGTAGAGTGTTGAAGCGCAGAGATCCATCTAAATGACAATGTAATTCAATCATCTTTCCTCCTACTTGTCAATCACAAAAAAGTATTCAACCAAGTTCTTTTGTTGCTTTTTCATTTGCTTTGGCTGCATGCAAATTTTATGATCCTGATCGTATACTGTAACACTGCCGTGCTTCTGGCATATCAATAATAAATCAGCAAACGATATAGCGTTTCTTGTGCCGTTGCTATAAGATAGAATTATTCTCTTACAATCAAACTGGCCTAGCAAGTTGTTAAAATCTTCATGCACTGTTTTTTTCATGTAAAATGAACCAGCACACTTTTGATTCTTTTTAAAACAAACTCGATCTGGTCTTGGTAGTGCGAATGAATTATCAACAGTTGGTTTGTCCCACAGGGCCACAGAATCATTTAAATGATAACAAGCATCATAAAGAACTCCGGTGGTATACGGTGGGTCTAGATAAACCACATCAACCTCTAGATTTGTAGAACTAAAGATATCACAGTTTTCAACCGTACCTTGAATACCACTTATTAGTGTTGGCATCTCTAATTTAACTAATTTTTTAGACGATGAAGACCACTCTTTTAGTGAACTTTTTTGATCATTCGTTCCGTTAAAAACTTTATTCATAGCAATAATCGCACTAAACAATAGTGCATCTTTCTCATGAGAGTTTGGCATATTATGAATATAATCAAATATTGCATCAAGCTTCTTGCCATTATCGGTTGTAAACGCTCTTGGTCTCCATTGTGGCGAAGTTTCTCCCCTAACGGGTCTTAAAAAATTGCCAGAATAGTTTTTGTAGATCCACCCTTGTGTTCCCGACAGAGAGTTTATATTCTTTATTTCTGACTTCACAATATCTTGATCAAATCCGTTTAAAAAAACTCTGGCGTACAAAGCAGCTGAAGGAGACTTGTCGCTGGAGAATACCTCCAAGCCATTCTGTCTCATGTGGGCAGATACAATGCCTGAACCTGAGAAGCCATCATAAAATGTTTCTGCGTCTTCGACCTCAAGTGTGAGATCGGTAATTGTTTTCAATAATTTTCTTTTGGATCCCTTGAATCCAACCGTATTATATTTCATATTTCCTCCGATGATAGTATTATTATAACACAATTTTAAAATTTGTCAAATTGTTTTTTGATATTTTTATCTCGTTTATATTGCCCACCACAGGATATTCGAAATACAGGTAAATAAAACCTTCTGTCTCCCAGAGACAATAGCACCTCATGCCTGTTTTAAGGATGCCAAAGTCTTTTATTACAACAAAGTGGTTTCCGGTGTAATTCATATTGTAATTAGCTTTTGAATTTTTGAAACAATTGTCCACCTACCAAAATCAAAAATGAGCAGGTTGCTATTGTAAACAATATTGTGTGTGCTGTAAACATCTAATTCTCCAATTTAATAATCATACTTTCATCTAGAAATTCATAACCTGTGTTATCAATCCATTCAACCTTATATTCTGTTACATAGTTTACTGAGTATGCAGGGTGAAAGGACTCTTGAACAAAAAATTTAATACCTGTTACTAAACCAATTTTGCCAAACCCTATCCAGTTGTATGATTTATAGTCTGAATATATGTGCTCTTGCACTAAGTCTCCAATTTTATATTTGGCGTTTACTCCGTCCGGTCTTTTATCAATTTCTACGTATCTGAATTCTTTCATTTAGTAATATGTGTTACCAAAGCAGCGAGTGCATTGTTTAGGAGTAAATGATCCTGTTTGTATCTTTTGTTCTCCATATGAACCACAGGTGTTGCACAGCTTTGAACATTGCACTTCAGCCATTTTAATAACTCCTCTTAAAAAATCATCATTATTGTCAACATAAAATCTAAGACCACCAAATTTATTTTTGACTTGCTTGACTTCATAGTTGACATCACCGTTCCACTCCTCTCTTTTCTTCATTATCACAATAACCTCTGCTATTACAATATTCCAAGTGGAAACCGGTGAATAATCAAAACAACTTTCGAACTTTTTGTAAACAAATTCTTTGTAAGATTCGTCTAAATACTTTGATAATGAATTCCATACTCTTTCTTTTACATCTTTCATTGTTTTACCCTCTCCAGCTCATATTCTATCGCATTGACTTCCTCTAGTCCATCAGTTAGAAGGTAATCATATACACTACATTCTTCAGGACCTTTATTTATATATTCTTTTATAATCCACATCTTTTTTCTTTCATAGAGATACAGATCGACAGCGTTACTTTTAAACTTGACTAAGTCACCTATGTCGTAGTTTAAATTGTTTTTAATCTTAATATGTTGTGTGCTCTTATCCAAGTCTTCTTCCCTTCTTTTATATTATATACAGATATATAAAACATCAATGCTTGGTTGCAAGTTAAGACCATACCTAAAGATATCAAGCCAGTGAGTGGGCATCTATATTCCACTATGTCACCGCTTTTTATGGGCAATGTATGCCCCCCAGCCACAGTCACACGGGTCGCACTGGCAAACTGGGCATGGCTCTTCACTATCCATGTCTGCAACAGTCGCATTCACATTGTGAGGGGTTGCATCCGCAACATTTACATGTTTCTTGATTTGACATAATATTCTCCTATCGTTCATTAGTAAATAGTCCCCGTTCCAATCACTTCCCAACTCATGTGTGTCTCAATATATGAATTGTTGATACTCGTTTCAACTAAATTTACTTTATGTCTCTCTAAGTGAATCGCCGCTAAAGAGCCAGCTTGATATGATTGTAAATATTGTGCTGGAATAACCATCGACCCATTATCTGGACCAGAACATGTTACATAACCCAAAAACTGACTTCCGTCCCAAGAGTATATCGCTATAGTGATCATAAAGGTTGAATCGATGCTGGTGGGTGCCCAAGTAAATGTAGCACCAGACCTATATATAGGTGCTTCAAACGCATAGATGGGATCAACCCAAAGCATTGTGTACGGCTCGATAAAATCAAAGCCATGTGTCGATATAAAATCATATTCACCCTGTTGGGTTTGCACTTGATACAAAGTATCTCTTTGTAGTTGCGATTCCCATATACTAGTTGTTTCATAGACACCATTGGAAATTTGCTCCGCTCCAAAGTTGTGCACACCAGAATCAATAGTGATGCTAGGTCCGACGCTTATTGGGTTGGTCGATGGACTAACTCCTATGAGGTTGGTGGTGCATTGACCGCTAGCAGGAATCCACTCCGTATGGTTGTCTGATATCGGCTGATGAAATTGTGCTGTAAATGTTATTGAAATCTCTTGAGATTCTCCCATGCAAGCTGGGCATGCAACTTGTCTAAGGTGCAAATTAGTATACCCTGTAACTCCTGATCTTTCTGGCTCTACTAAAGGCTCCTCGGTTGGTTGTGCTGAGGGTTCGTTCACTATCGCTTGTGTATCTTTCACAGCAGAATCAGCAGGTTTGTCGTAAACCTTTACAATTCCTATATCTCCTTGTCGGCAGGAAAGTAATATTAATAATATCATAATAACTCCTTTTTATAAAACTATTATAACATGTTTATTTACTGTTGTCAACACCTATTCTATTAAATTCAGAATATTTCATATGCTTTGGTCTTTTGATAACCTCTGATAGATCGGACGACAGGTATTTTTTATATTGTTGCCAGCTTCTCAGATCAAAAAATACTGGGGTGCTAATTGAATTTTCATTATTTACATCAAGATCAAAAAACACATCCTTTATATCAAACCAACGCGCTGAATACCTTTCCTCCAAAGGTAATCTCTCAGTTGGTGCTAATTTACCGTCTTCAACAACGTTTTTAAATTCACCAGTGCCTTTTCTGATTTGTCTGCGAAATCTCACAAACTCGTCTTTTCCAAAGGTAAAAGAGATTGGAAGATTGTTTTCTGCTGACATGCTATTGTAGGTGACATAAAAGTTGCGAGACGATGATATACTTTTTCTATGCTGTCTCAAGATCATTGGATTATATAGGCCATATGGAAATGATACAAAATACTTATCTGGTATGAGCCACTTAGATATATTGGCAGAAACCTTAAAAGCATTTAGTGCTCCGTATATTACCGACCAGCTTAAACAATCCCTTCTGTCTCTGTCTTTAGGGTGAACAGGAACATAGTAAATTGGTATTCGGATCTTGTGCTCAGATGGAAAAGCTTCGTGCTTTCTATGAATCCATACGGGATCTTGCACAAAATCTCCTATACGTTGTCTAACAAACCTAGCGGTGTCGTGATGCATGCATAGCCATATTGTATCACATCCTGCGTAAGCACACTCAAGTATCGCTGCTTCTAGCATGGTATAATTTGGGGCGACAGGCATCATAAAATCAGGCCACTCCATACCATATTCAAGCGGCTGTCCTGCACATGGAACTATTCCGGCAAGGTGAAAGCCATGTCCCTTAAAAGGTTTGTCGTTAATTTCCATAAGTCACTGTTTTGATCCAATTTTAATTCTAATAAGTCAGACACTTGTGGTTTGTTGTGATATTTGTGTCTTACCTCTCGATACATGTGTTCAATTTTGATTGCGTAGTGCAATTGAAGACCTTTTTTATTATAACCGTTTGATTGTCCTCTAATGCCTTGTTGCTTCATAAGCTGTAAAACCCTCATTCTAACATAGGTCTCAGACCAATCGATATCATTAATTTCTGACTCTGGTATTTCTGATATTGCGCAGACATCTTTCATATCATTTCTTGTTTTAGCTCTAGTTGATGGGTGAAATAGTAAGGTGTGAACAAAATCCGTGTCAGGAACCTTAATCAATTGGTGTTCATGTCTTGCACCTGATCTAACTGCGAACCAATCACAAACAATTAAGTTCTCGTCTTTGTCTCGATCAAACTCTATGATCTCGTTGTAAGAAACTTTAAACCTTTGGTTATTGTTCATTATGATAGACAAAACACCCTCTTCTTGTCTAAAACTTTGGATATTATTGGGAAAAATAACCATACCAGACATTGATAGTAAGAATACTAGTCTATCCCATATTTGACTCTTTTTATGGGTCAATTTAGAAGAAAATCCGATAAAACTAAAATCCCAATGGTTTGGGCAATCATCAAGTTGAAAAGGAACATGTGCCCTGTCTATTATGATTGGTAGGTTGTGCTTGTAGGCATACAACAAAGCAGTAAGAGATCCACCAACAACAAGCTTGTCAAAGGCCAGATGGTTCACAGGAACCTCCGGAAGACCTCGCTTAGTGGTGTCGGTTGTCCTATGAACTGTGGTGAGTTGGGATTGTTTTGTCTATTCAAACCCTTGCCTACAAGTATTTGATATGCTTGAGACATCGTTCTCATGTTTTTCTGTCCAATGTATGATTTGAACGAGTCGGGAAATAACGGAAAAAGATAATGAAATGATTCTGCTAGCTCCATGATATCCTCTTCGATCCTTTGATCAGACGGTCCTTCTGGTTCAGGCTCAACTGGGATAGGGTAAGGCTCGATACCTAGTTTTTCTTGTGCGATTCTTAGGAATTGTATATATTGTATTCTCTGTTCAAGGTTCACAGCCGCATCTGTTATTTGTCCTGCTTCTAAAGCAGCATCCACCTTTGATATATATGTAGTTGCTTTCCTAACGACGTTAGTAGCAGGTTTCTCCTTCTCGCTCTCTAGTCTGATCATTTCCAACTTTGTTGGATATGCTTTTTTCATTTGTCTATTTTTTTGCTGGATAGATCTGGGAAGTGCCTCTTGCAACGATTTACTTGGATATGCATTCGCTACCATAAGCAACTCTGATAGTAGTTCCCCAGAAACAAGAGACGCCAGTCTTCTGTATCTTTGGTCTATCGATTGAGGTGTGTATTGGTCTACGGGCGCTTGAAGTAACATTTGAAATCTTGTGAGGAATGTTCCCAAATCTTTTCCTTCAAGAACAGCACCAGTGCCTTTCATTAGCTCTGAGTCTTCAATATCTTTTCTTCTCTTTCTCGCAGCGGCAACAGTTGAAACATCAACATAGTTAGACGCAAACTCATCGTAAGATAACCTAGGCACTTGAGTGGACTCTTGGTGATTTTCAGAATAAGAAACTGCGTATCTGTATATATCTTCTAGGTCTATGTTTTTTGTTGAGAAAATTTTAAAAAGCTCTGATTCGTTTGATGGACTGAGGTTGTTATACAACAAAAAAACCGCCATGGCCATGGGAAAATATGGTGAAAAGACAAAATGATGCTCTGGTGGAATGTTGTGCATTTCTGGGCTGTCTTTATACATAAAGTCTTGATTCACAAAACTAACAGGCTTTGAGCCAGCACCAATGGAGCTGACTGAGAACGACATTTCTGGTCCGATTGAATATTTGGCAGCGTCCGATCTTACTACATCGTCATCTTGGACAACTCCTTGTTGGCTTAAGAAATCAGCTCTTGTTTGTTTAAACTCGTCATACCTCTCACTAATCATGTGAAAGTCACTGAGGAAGACGTCCTTTCCTATTTGGTTACCAGAGAAATGTTTTATAAAATCTAAAACCTTAGTACCGGTTAACTTAAGTGCTGAGTTAATATTCTTCTCGTCCATCAACTGGCCTGTGTTTGGATCAACTCCCATATAAGCATAGTATAAGAATGGAACCTGTCGACCTTTTGCTACTATGTTTTTTAATTTTGTTATGTGAGGCCATGAGGCCGGATCACTTGGAGCATCACCTTCAGGGTCCTCCTCTTCTATATCTTGCTTGATATCGTTGTCTAATTTTGGAGAAAGCACTGCTCTGTCAAACGCCACGGCGACTCCAACTCTTGCTCGTTCTATTTCTTCAGGATCTACATCCAAAGCATAGTTAACTTCTACTAAGAACTGTCTCCATTTTTTATACATGTTATTCATCTGTTTTTACCTCTTCTAAAAAAGTCTCTGGCATCATTTTAACTAGCTTGCCTCCTACGAAAATATCGTAAGTCCAATATTCAAAATAAAACAAATCTGTTACTAAATGAGAGTGGGTCGTGGTTTTAAAAACATAAGGACCATCTGCTATAATTCCCAAATCAGAAACAGAATCTACTATCAGTAATCCAAAGTTATTAATATAAACAAGATCACCTATCTTAAATTTTGGGGGCTCAATGTCACTATTCTTCATACTCACTTAGAAGCTCAATGAGCCTATCGTCAAATGGTGCTTCAATTTTTGGCTCTTCATGTTTGTTAAGTAAATAACCATTGAGGCACCCAAGTGCAAAACTCCCAATGTAAAATAATATCTTTTTCATAATTTCTCCTGTTAATCGTATTGTATTAGAACTTTTAATTGACCAAGTTCTGATTGCAGTTGATTTGCATTATCAAACCCTGCTGCTTTTGCTATTTTTTCTAACTCTTCGGGATTATCCACGGCTCGTTCAAAGTTTTCAATTGCTGTTATAGTTTTATCCCTGAAAACATCATACATAACAGACCAAGACGGTGGAAGAACTTGTTGCCCATCCTTAATATGAAATGGTGCTCTTGAGTCTCCCTGTATGTTGTATGCCCACTTACCAGATGTACCATACAGCATCTCCCTAAGCTCTAGCAACTTAAATTGATCGCTAAACTTTTTATAATCTTGCACTGTGACAGAAACCATTGGTAATTGAACATTATCAGGGAGTTCAAATGCTGGGATGTAGGATAAGCCATCACTTGCTGGTGCTGGGATTACACTATCACCATAAGTTATATCTATCATATTGATTACCCTTTGTCTTGCATCTTGATTTCCTGATCCAATGCCAAAAGAAGGAAGGTCTGATAGGTTTATGTCCTTTGTAACTTTATCAAGATTCTTTTGAATTTGTTGTTGAGTAACTTCCTCGTCATTCATCATCTGTGATAACATGGCCGTTCCACCGGCGAATAATGAAAGTGTTAGAATTACTTCTCGAAAACCTTCTTTCAAAATATCAGGGTCTTTTTGCTCAGAAAATTTATTCCAATTTTCCATAATTGTTTTCATATCATTCATTTTTTTGTTCCCTATACGAGCTTACTGCTACTGGCCAAAGGTCCGATGCTATATCTAAACATGCCTCGGCGACTTTTTGTATCTCCCACTGTGCTCCTTCATGTGTACGAAGGTCTATAAACTTAAGTAGATTTGAAAGATTACAAGTACCATAGTATTCTGTGTATAAATTTTGGGGAAGTATCATTCTTGCTTGCTCTCGACAAACACCCTTTTCTAATAAAGTTTTATAAGTCTCCAGACACTCATTGGTTTTTATCTCCAGCAACTCAGACATTGTCATGTTGTATGTTGACATTTGTCCCCAACCTTCTTCCCAAACACCAGGATTTATTAGTTCATCTGGGTTGGAGGCTTGTCTGTTTGATCTGTGTTGTGTTCTGAACTGCCTCGGTAAGTAAAAATCCATATTCTTGTCCGTATATCTTCTACTAATTTCATTATAACTCCACGTTCTATGGCGATGGTGCTGAGAACGAATAAAGAGAGGAACAACAAATTTAAAAGTGACCACGTTATGCTCAAATGTTGAAGTGTGTTTGTGCTTAACGAGAAATTTAATAAGTCGTCTATCCTTATCACTAAGTTCAGTTTTTCTATTACCAAAGCTAACACGAGCACTATTGACAATGGTAAGGTCAGTACCCATATGAGCAACGAGACTAACCGAACCAATCTTATCATCATAGATATAAATTGTTCGACCCGCTTCTTCACTCACCTTTCACCTCGTAAAATCCACGAACTTGGCGCTCTCCGCCTTCTGGATCGGTTATTGTCATTTTTCCACCTGCGGGACCTACGTTTCTAAGTTTGTCAGGTTCATACTGATCTAGAAAGAATGGAATGAGAACCTTAACGTTATCAAATCTGGAGAAGTTATCTGTTCTTGCTTGTATTGATTTATCGCTTAAAACAACATCTTTCACATCTGTTGTTTCAGATCCTCTGTATTTTAGACCTTTCTCTGGATACAGATTAATAAATTCAAACCTATAATTTATCACTGGGCCTTTTTTATACTCTGGTTTTTTTGGTGTTAAATTTGGGTTGTACTGAGGACTTTTTGGATCTCGCTCAGGATCATATTCTGGTTCTTTCATTGCGATGTTCATGGAAGTCAACTTTTCACCCCAGATCACTGAGTCTTGCAAAAAACTTTTTCCTAGTTCAACAATTGTTGATCTATTGATTCCAAATACAATGAAAGATGGTTCAGTTACTCCCATGTAAGTACCTTCAATCTCTGCATAACGGTGACCTCCGGCCTGAAGTAGCTTTTCTAGTTCGGCCATTTTTGTTGGATCGTGCCAACCATCTGGCTTATTGGGTGGGTTTGCAGCCGAAACAAATCCGACACTATCTGAACCACCTTTTTCATACTGTTGCATCAGGATTTGCAAAGCTCGTGGCGCACCAACATCTTCTTCACTCAGAGGATTAACAAGGTTGTCCTCGTTGAGAACCTCTAAAATAAGAGATTTCAGCACCTTTTTACTTAATTTCATTTTTTAAACTCCCATAGACATAGTTTTCTAATATTAAATAGTAAGTTTGATCCATTATGTCTATTGTTTCAATCATAGATCTTTGAACAATAATTTCCATATTTGTAGTTATATCTATCTTGCAGTCGTCAGCAAAGTTTCTAACTTTACAAAGAACATAAGGTGATTTTTGTTTTTTATAGTCATCAGGTAGCAAGAAAGAGTGTTCTTGCTCTTGTTCATCCTCTTCTAAAACATCAATAAGGATGTGTCTGTTAAACGGTGTGAAATTGCTCATGTTACCTCCAATAAAAAAAGCCCGTCACGTAAATAAAGTTACTACGGGCACTGTCTCTAACATAAAAGAAACAGCAAATCCGTTATATGCTATATTATAACACATAACGGATCGTTTGTCAAGCTTTGTTTAAGGATTATTTTTCTTATCTTGAACTTCTTTTCTAAGATCTGCTAACTCGTTTCTGCATTCTTGCATAACCTTTCTAGCACGAACTGCTGCTGATTTGTATCCGTACAAATGAGCATCAACTTTGTCTAACTCGACAAGTATGCCTTCAAGTTTTTCGATCATTTCTTTTAGTTGTTCTCGCATAATTTACTCCTATGTAATTTCGCAAGCTCCACCGGCACAAGCGGCTTCGCCTTTTAGATCTGTGTTATCTTCAAGTTCGATGACATTATCTAAGTTAACTAGTTTTAAACTTGGAAGTAGCTTGTTGTAGGTATCTTCGTCACAATCTTCAAACGGTGCTTGAACATAAGTGCCACCGTCATAAGGAAGAACAGATAGTCCATTATAATTATTTTTATTGTTCCACATCCACTCTCCAACTTCAGGCCACTCTTCAGGTTTAATTGTAATAGTTGCCGAAACGTTATTTGTGTTTTGTCCGTTTCGGTGTCCTTTCTTTACCCAATTTAGATGAACTGCTTTAACTCTTTCTAAAAGATCCAAAGCTGACTCGTGACGTGTGATAGAGCCTTCTGGTGCTTTTTGTGGAACTGAAATGATTGCTGTGTCATGTGGTCTAAAATAATCATCCTCGATCATTTCTGGATGATTGATTTGTAGGTAAGAGTATATCGCCTCGTTCTTGCCAACTCTCAAGCGTCTGATGTAATAATCATTGTGCCAAGCATGAATACCAGAACTTGTACCAAGAGTCAAGGATGTTGTTCCTGCTGGTTTTACAGTTGTGCAACGTGCTGCTGGTTTGATTCCTATTTTCTCCGCAATTTTTGCGTTGGTTAGTTTCACAATCCCCGCAGCTTGAGGCATATCCAGCTTCAGAACGTTTCCAGAGGCTATTCCAGTCATAGAGACACCTATTAGGTAATCTTTCTCTGTGTTTCTTTGCCAAACTGGTCGCAAGTAATGAAAGTCTGTGTAGCTGGCTTGCAGGGTTCCGATGATCGTTGCGGCTCTTGCTCGGTTTTCAAGGTCGATTTGTGTTTCGACATTCGAGACATTAATCTCGGTGAGGTTGCAGAATTGGAAAGGACGGAGAGAAATTTCACAGCAAGGATTACAGCCGTAATCTTTGTCGTTAGTGAAATAGAAACCAGGCTCGCCAGCACCAGACTGTTTAACTCTGTCCCATAGATCCATAAAAGTGGACTTGTCAATTCTATGGCGCATAATAACCACAGAGTTGTTTGAGCGCCCTCTCTGAGGGTTAGTTTCCCACCAATTGCCACTCTTGGCAGCAAGCATAGCTTGATCGTCAGCAGAAAAAAGAGAGATAAGAGCAGCGCGGCGAATCCCACCAGCAAGAACGGCATCTGCAATATGACAGACAATATCGTGGACTTCGATAGAGCTAAGCTGGTCGCCTTCATCTTTAGAATCAAGTATTCCTTCAACTTTAACAAGACACTCTCTCAATGGTTGTGGTCCGGGTGCTTTACCGCCTGATGTAACTAGTCTTGCGCCTTTTGGACGGATATCAGAGAAGTCAAATCTTATGCGGCTTGTTCCTTTAAAATAAGACTTAATAAGAATATTAACAGCATCAGCCCATCCCTCTATAGAATCTCCAATCAAATAACGTCGTGCTCTTTTTGGATTTGGTTTATTGATAGAAGGAAGCTTCTCAATGTGACTAGTTTGTACAGAATATCCAACACCTGTGCCTCCGAGAAGCAAAAACATTATCTCACCAAATACACGAATATCATCAACTGGGGCGTATGCACAGTTGAATACACGATTAGGAGAAACCTCTATAGGTTTTCCTCCAAATTGCATTGATCGCATTGATGGCAATACTTGTTTGTCGTATACATACTCGTATGCCCAGTCAATATCGTCTTTTAAACTGGGAAATTTTTTGAGATGCATTTCCTTATTTCTGGTAACTAATTCGTGCCAGTTTTCTCTTCTTTGTTTCTCTGGTAGATACCTAGCATACTTCATGTGTACTGTTATATCTGATAAAATTTCATTCTCTATTGCCATGTTTGCTCTCCTTATTGTTTATGCTTGGCGTAGGTCTGTCTCAATCTACTTAATGTATCTGTTGTGCTTTCAATTTTTGATTCTCCATCATCAGGGTCATCTAATATCTTAATTTTTATGTTAGACCAGTCAACGAAAGCATGATATATTATACCGTCTGGTCCGTTTCTATTTTTGGCGACAAATATTCGACCCTTGTTCGCTTGTTTGTCATTCGGTGTTCTTGATAAAGAAAATATAAAATCTGCTACAAAGCACTTGTTAAACGCCTCAGATATAGATTCCATTGTGATTACTTCAGCGTTCAGCCCGCCTCGGTTGGTCTGAGATGCTGTGACAACAGAGCAGTCATTTTCTTGTGCAATAGCACGTAGTTCTTCATAAATGTTTTCAAGCTCATGTCTTTTCTCTGTTGATGATGAAATTGGTCTTAAAAGATCTGCGTAGTCTACGAGTATTAAATCAGGATAGATGCCTTTTTTCTTGAGCTTTTCAATATGATTCTTTATCGTTCTAGTTGATGCGGATTTTGTAGGGTACTCTTTGATAATTAGTTTACCTGGTATATCTTTTATTCTGTCAATCACAATTTGCTTTGAATAGTTGAGATCTTGAAGTGGAACATCTGTTATACATGAATCATACCTTTGTCCAACTACTGTGTCGGCAAGCTCCAAAGTATAGTGGACAACAGTCTTTCCAAGCTTCAATGCTTCAGAGCCTAAATGAACTAGTATCATTGATTTTCCTGCTCCGGTTGGTGCTATTACAACTCCAAGCTCACGACAACCAAAACCACCTTTTGTGATATCATCAACACGAGGCCAGCCAGTGGTTATAGGTTTCCTAGATTTAATTACAAAGCGATCCTCTACATCTTTCATCCAATCGTGACCAAAGTTGTTATCAGTCCCTAGTGTTAGGGCTTTTTGTATAACTTTTTGTATCTCATCGAATGATGAGGTTTTAATAAGACCAACAGACTCCATCATTGCTTTTTTCAAAACTTGTTTGCGACAAAAATCAATCGCTTTATCTTTGACCCATTCAGAATCAGATATTTCACCCTGAGAGGCTAGAACTCTTGCATAAAATTCTCTTATTTGAGTTTGCACAGATCTGTCATAGCTATCTAGGTCTCCTTTGATTTTCATCTCTAGCAAATCATACTTTGGATGTATGCCTCTCTGCTCACGATAATTTAAAACAATTTCAACCATACCTCTAAGGTATGCTAGTTCAAAAAATTCTAAATCAATCACCTCTTCCATTTGATCACAAAAGCTGCGATCTTCAATCATTAATTGACAAAGTTTTTCTTGAAAGGTCTTGCCATACCTCATAAAAGTTTCTTGTTTTTTATCCATCATGTCCTCCGAATATAGAATAATTATAACACGTCACGACCAAATGTCAAGAAATAATTTTCTTGATCGCAACGTATAGATTGTCTAGTTTAATGGTTATTTGACCATCTTCCATCAATAACTTTGTAAAATTTAATTTATTAAACTCTGGTTCAAAATTTTCAACAATATAGTTTATTGAACGCTTATTTACACCAGATATTTGCGGTTCATACAACTGCATTATATCATAATTTTTTTGTACTACATCAAGATGCTCAAGGATCTTTCGATGACAGCCAAGCTGTTTGTCCACTTTTCCGCAATGTTCGGCAAGTGTTTCAACGGTCTGAACGTCTTTCCCAGCCATAAAAGGAAAGCGACTTTTAATTGTGCCAAGACCAACGCGGGGCACGCCTTCCAAATTGTCTGACTTGTCTCCTGCCACAGCGCGAGCAAGGGCAAAATTATTGGGATGAATACCATATTCATCCAGAAGATGATCTTGGGTAACAAGCTTTTTCTGAATTGGTCGATAAAGGCTTGTTCGCTCTCCGACGAGTTGGAAGAAATCTCTATCGCTTGAAATAATATACTTGTGCCAGTCTCGATACTTAGAGTGTCCATTAAGAACAGCGATAATATCATCGGCTTCCACATAGTCAATAACGATTTGCATAATTGGTAATTCATTTAAGTACTCCATGAGTCTAACGTGTTGATAAGCTTTATTGTGTTCTTGCTCTACATCTGAGAGTTCAAACATTCTTCTGTTGAAACGAACAGGCTTTCGACCAGCTTTATAGTCTTTGTTCATTTCCTTGCGCTTTTGAGAGCCTCCTTGACCATCCCAAGCGATTATGACCTCGTTTGGTTTGAAGTCATTACAGACCTTTTGTAGGGATTTAAGAAACCCGACTGAGCCTCCGATCAAATTACCTTTTGGGTCCATTGTAGGATTTATTATATACGATCTCAAAAACATATTGAGACCATCAATAATCACGACTTTTCTCACGCTGCCTCCATAAGTTGACGCATCTTGAAGAGCGCCAGTTCTTTGTGCTTTGCTTCAAGCATAATGTCCATTTCACGTCCGTAAGTATTTATTGGTCGGACGTAGGAGTCTGAGTGGGCTTGTGGTTTGATCTTGGGATCGTTATGTTCATCTGCTCTAGATTCTGAGTAGTGGACAACAGGACGAATATCCACAGGCCAAGTAGAAAGAGCCATGTCAAGAGCTTCTTTCTCGGCTTGACCTCCATCATGAAGATCGTGGTGATGATAGTCAAATACCACAGGAATGCCAATGCTTTTATAGATATTATCATATAGTTCCCTCGTTGTATATAGTGACGGCTTGTCGTCATTCTCTACAGTTAGTCTTGTTTTGACCGCTTCCGACAACCTTTGAAAATTCTTGCAAAAGTTATTAATGGCCATAGATTTGTCATCATACGCTGCTCCTACGTGTATATTAATTTTAGCAAATGGTGATCGCTCAAGAAACATGAGATCAAAGATCTCGCCATGAATCTCAAGATCACGGATAGTATTTAGTATCACAGACTCTTTTGGACTAGTCAACTTGTTGAAAGGGCCAGGATGACTTGTAATACGTATATTATTCTCAGCAGCAAACAGTCCTGCTTCATACAATGCCTCTGAAATGGCATCGAAATCTGGCAGTGCTGAAAGCTGGTACTCAGATGCCCAAGGGAATATGTTTGAAGATAAACGAAAGAAACGAATATCGTTCTGGTTATTCCACTTAAGAATCTCAAGTAAATCCTTGCAATTTTGAAGTGCAAGCTCCGAAGCATAAGGTAAACCCTTCTCTTGAAAGGTTCGCTTAATCATGCTTCTGTTTGTTGTAATGCGCTTGTTTTTAGGTCTCTGTGAGAAACCATGGTTAATACAAGCATAACCCAAATTGTAATTGGTCATAACTTCCTCCGATGTATATATTATAACACGTTGATGTGCTTTGTCAAATTATTTCTGGGTGTTTTGAGAAAATAATTTCATTTACGTGGTTATCTGATGTTTTTAAAAAACACGCAATGTATTGTCTAAATAATTTGTAGTTTTCAAAGCTCTTAAGCGCACCATCGTGAAATAGTTTATAAGTTCCAGTGCCTATAAGTATGTCTACCTTATTTACTATGATGTCAGTTGCACCGCTGATATTTATTGCCTTTATTAGTAAATCTAAGTTTAGCCAGTTAACCTTTCTTCGTCTCCCAGTGGTTACTCCATATTCCTGTCCTTTGTCTGCTATCTTTAGTAATTCAGGATCATTTAGCAGTTCATCGGGAAACATGGGGTCAACACCCGACCTAGTATCATAAGCCTTACAAGTTCCGTAAATACGCCTTATTTTCTGTGGTGGGAAGCCAAGAGAACACGCACCATATGGCAACGTTGTCGATGATGTAACATATGGATAGTTTCCTTGGTCAACATCCAGATAGAAACCCTGTGCGCCTTCACACAATACCTTGCCATAAAGTTTTTCATCCCACATCATCCAATATGGCAACACATCTTTGGCAAGAGTTCCTTTACGAGCCATTTTATCAGCATAACAAGGTGCTATACCCTTAGATGTTGTCCCAAGCTTGTCAGCAAGTCTTTCTATATCTTCATCTATGTGAAGCCTACTCACAATGTGTGCTCTTGGTGAAACCCTTACTTTTGATATATCAAAGCCATTTTTCTCTAAGTATCTAAGCTCTGCTGTTAGGGAATTCTCATGAACAACACAACCTGGTCCTATAACTGATGTAACTCCGTGAAATACACCACTTGGTATCAGGTGGGTTTTATATTTCTTACCATCGACAAAGACCGTATGACCTGCATTGTTACCACCAGCCCATCGGCATACAAAGTCATATTCACCTTGTTTTACAAGGGCTGAGGTGACTTTGCCTTTTCCAGTATCTCCCCAAGAAAGATCTGCTACTATATCTGCGTACTCAATCATTGTTCCTCCTTTTGTTTGATTGCTTTTTCTATGTTCTTGCAACATAGATCAAAATATTCAGGATCTCGTTCTATCCCTATAAATCTTCTGTTGTGCTTTACAGCAACAACAGCAGTGGTGCCAGACCCCATATAAGGGTCTAATATAAGATCTTCTTCTTCAGTAGTTGGCAGAATACAATTCTCCACTAGCTTCTCTGGGAATGTACAGACATGGCCTTCATTTCTACTTGGTGGAAATCGCCAAATATTAGTTAGTTTTAAATCTTTATTGTCCCATTTTTTAGGCTTTTGAATTTGATATATTCTTTCCTCTTGGATATGATATCTCCTACTTGGATTTCCGATCCCACATCGATCCCAAATAATCTCACACCAGATTGGAAATTTGTGCAACCAATGCATTGGATGATGAAGATTGCTATTTGTCCTGTAGATGTTTCTATTGTGCCAAGCGAAGCGAACCTTGTGGTTATAAAATATAGAACTCCTACAAACCCTTATTAGTTCGAACATCATAGCTTGTTGTTGTCCTTGATATTGCCACTCAGGAAGATCATCTGAATACCATTTCTCGTACTTTTCCGTCATAGATGTTGATGTTTTTGAGTGCTTGTAGTCTGAGTATCTTTTACACAAATTGTACGGTGGGGATGTAACAGCAACCTCGACAGAATTTCTGTCGAGGCTTGGAAGAACTTCTAAGCAGTCACCCAAATACATTGTACCGTATTTAAAGTCTTTCTTAGTAAAGCTCATTTTTGCTCCTTATACATTTGTGCATGTGTCTTTTTGTGAGCCCTAAAAGCAGTTCCACGATTTTTTCCTGTTCTTGCTCTAAACTCTACGACAATATCGCCATTTTCAATCATTCTCCAAACAGATTCTTTAACTATACCACTGTGTGATGTGACTGATGAAACTACCGATCCATCATGCTCGATGAGAACTACGTTACTAAGCTTCTTTTCAAACCTTTTCCATAGCTTGTCTAGTGGCCAATGAGCTACAAGCTCATCATTGACACCATATATGCAAAGCCTTTGATCGCTTTCTTTTCTCTTATCTGTTTCAAGAGAAAGATACAACCCTTTGTTATTGGCTTTGCCAGATCTAAAGGTTGTATTGCACCTTTTTATATTACCAGTGACAGAAGTTGTATAAGCGTCAATAATATCTGTCATTCTTTTGTAACCACGATCTTTGTTTCTTACAGGTTCGCAAGAAAATAGTGTTGTTCTACACTTGCTTTTTTTATTTTTGGTTTTTATCTCTTTACCATTAATATCCGCACCTGTGCTGTTGTTCTCTTCAATGCCTAGCATATTTTCAACAATGCGACCATTTTCTCCGTCATCATTTGGTCTATGCTCAGTATCTGTTGAGTCCAATCGTCTTCCGACTAAATTTTTTATTTCTTTATCCATATTTGCCTCCTTGGAATGTTAAAATAAATTGATACTTTATTAGTATCAGTAGATATATTATATCACGTTCTGTTCTTTTGTCAAGCAAAAAAAACAAAAAAAACCCCGACAAAAGTCGGGGCAATTAAATACGCAAGAATAGATTTAATCTTGTTCGAGTTTAATGCCTCGAACCACAGCATCATCCATAATTTCAAGTACAGACTCTTTAAAAACTTTATCTTGCAACAGCATGATCCAGTTTGTTGCTTGGAATTTTTTAGACTTACCGTTGTTAAGTTCAATTGTATACCAAGCACCAGATTGCTTCAGTTTATCTGTTCCTGAAAGCTTGATGGCAGTAAACCAAGATTCCTCATCTTGAATACCAACACCGTCTCCCCACATAATTTTAAAAGTACAGTTTGCCTTTAAAGATCCAAATCGAGATTTTTGGATTGTTGCTTTGACCTCAGAACCGACTACTCTGCCGACCTCGTCATAAATATAAGAGGCCTTAGACTTACGTCCTGTTAGCCATACCCTTAGAGAACTAAAGTACTCAATTGCTTTTCCGCCAGGCGCAATATAAGGTGTGGTCATCGCCTCAGCAACATTCGTGGTAATGTTGGTTTTAAGTTGATTAATCAAAAGCAAGGCACACTGGTTGTTCGCTAGTGGAATAGTGAGCTTGGGAAATGCTTTTGAAAAGATTCTTGGCTTAACAGCCATCGTGCTTTGTGGGTTGAAGTCTGATTCTAACTCCTTCTCGGAAGAAGTCGCAGCGATAGAGTCCCAGATGAATAGAAATCTTTGCTGTGGATAGGTATCCATAAGCATCTCGATAGATTCCAACACCTTTTCAACTGAAATTGCTTGGTAGTACAAGAAATTCTCATCTACGTTACAACCTGATTGTTGAAGAAACTCTGGATCGACGGCGGACTCTGCATCAAAGTATACGACAAAAATGCCTTTCTTTTGAGCGTTCGATGCGATCTGTGCTGCCATATAGGATTTCCCAGTTCCTGACAGTCCAGCTAGTTCTGTTATTTTTCCGATTGGAATACCAGCCATACCCTTGATCGATATGATCGAGTCTAGCCAGCGGGATCCTGTTGGGATCCAATCAACAACGGACGACGGATCGTTACCGTTGCCAAGAGAGTGGGCGACTTCAAGGCCCGCTTTCTTGTTAAGTTTTTTCTTCATTTCGTTTATATCAATTTTACCGGGTTTCATTTTAATTACTTCTCCCATTTGTTCTCCTTTTATTTAGTCTATTGATTCTTCTTTGTGTATCTTTTGTTTCTTTCTCTGTTCCGACATACACTAATCGGGTTTTAAATAGTCTATCAAATTTATCAGTTGTCACTCCCCAATTCATCTCTTGTGTTGTTGCCATATGGTGGGCATAATGCCATGGATAGTGTTTCTTACACCACTCCGGCTCTAAATGTGCTCTCCGGTGTACATAATAGTATCGAAGAGCACCGACGGTTATTCCGCCGTATAGAGCAAAGGAGAATGCTATGACTGGTAAATGTAAAATAACTAAAAATAAAATGGATAGGGTTTCTTTTATTGATGGCTCATCTTGAAAAAGATTATTTCTTGATGTCCTATGGTGTTCGTAGAAATGATAAGCAAAAAATTTGTTCTTTCTATCTTTACCTAGCCTGTGTAAAAGATGTTTATGAATCAACCACTCAAGCAATTGAGCATAAACAAACCCTAAATAAAACAAACCACAAACTAGCAAAACTTCCATATTTTAAACCCCTTTTAAATAACTATGGGGTTTTGAAGCGTTATTCCTCAGCTTCTTCAGATTCTTCTGCTGAATCTTCAGGCTGTGCTTCTTCTTGAGCAGAATCAACAACTTCAGCTGGTTCCTCTGCTACTTCTTCTTCGTCGCTGCATGCGAATAGTAATGCTGAAAATAATATCATTTTTGCGTCTCCTTGGTTAATGATATGCCCCCCTACAAAGCCGGAGGGCGCG